GCGATCACACCCACCACCACCAAGAATGCAAAGGAAGCAGAGTAGCCATGGCAATTTTCTTTAACCAAAACATGAAAGTCACGTTCAACAGCGTAGATCTTTCAGATCACGTCACCAGCGCAACATTAAATTACAAGTTTGACAGCATTGAAACGACCTCGATGGGACAACTTGCACACGACTATATTGGCGGGCTTCAATCCGGTGACGTGTCCATCACATTCAACAATGACACCGCCAGCGCAAGCGTTTTGCCAACACTCAACGCAGCAATTGGTACAAAAGTTCCAATCCTTTTGCAACAAGACAAGACCGCAGCCGTGAGTGCCACAAACCCTAAATACTCCGGCTACTTCTTTATCGACAATGTGACACCTATCGCAGGAGACGTTGGAGCGCTTGCCCAACAGCAAGTGACTTTCCAGCTTGCGGCAGCACCATCCGGCGCGACCTCACCATTCAGCGCAGGATGCGGACTCGTCGTATCGACTAGCTGATAAACGAAAGGGACGAACATGGCACAACTCAAAGTCACCCGGGCAGATGGGGAAGAACAGCTCTTCCCCATCACTCCCATCATCGAAGTCTCGTACGAACGATGGGCAAAGCAAGGGTTCGGGAAGATCGAGAAAGCAACCGATATTTATTGGCTGGCGTGGGAGTGCATCAGGAGATCCGGTGAAGTCGTTAAACCATTCGACTCGGATGGATTCTTGGAAACCCTCAAGTCCGTCGAGGTGGTGGGCGACGACCCAAATGGCTAACGCGGGACACGACTACCTTCTCGGTGGCGTGGCTCGCGGTCGAACTAGGGGTGACACCTTCGTCGCTCCTAGCTGAGGATCCGATGATGGTTCGCGCTCTCATCGCCGTATTACAAGAAAGGAGCAAACGTGGATAACGTAGTGAGTTTTACTTCAACTCTTAAAGCCATTCGACGTCTTGCTCCTGACTTGAATAAGGCGATGAATAAACGCATTAACCGGGCGCTTCAAGTGGTCGTCGATGATGCTCGAGGGTTCATTCCTGAAATCAGCCCGCTCAGAAATTGGGCGCAACCCGGACAAGGAGCCGGTCTATGGGCGACCAAAGCCTTCGATCGTAACGAGATCAGCAAAGGCATCACCAAAACTCGAGCCGGCGGCACGCGCCGCACATCCGAAGGTCTAATGTCCTCATACGCGATTCTGGACAAGACTGCCGCGGGTGTCATCTTTGAGTCAGCCGGAACCAAATCGACCGGATCCACTCCCCAAGGCAAATTCTTCATTCGCCGGATCGCAACATGGTCTGGTCTTGCACCCACCAAACACAAGATGATCGTGCGCGCACTTATCAAAGATCGTCCCATCGTCGTAAATGAAATTCATCAAGCGATTGAGGACACCGTTCATTGGTTTAACCGTGACATGGCATCCGATCACACTTGGTTGACCAATGCGTAATACCACCGCAAAAATTCCTATTGTTTTTATACTCAAAGACAATGCCCTCAAAAAAGCCGAAAAGGGACTCGGTCATCTTGAAAGCAAAGCCAAACACTTCGCCAAGGGAATTGCATCATTGGCTCTTGCCGGTGGCATCGAAGAATTCGCCCGGCGATCCGTTCAAGCTGCCGTCAAGATGGAAGCCGCTAACGCAAAACTTGGTGTAGCTCTCAAAAACATTGGGCAGGCTTCCGCGCTCGGTGGAGAATCCATTAAGAAAACCAATGAGCAAATGGCATCTTTGGGATTCACGGGATCCGACTCCGCTCAAGCTCTCGCCAACCTTGTCACCGTTACTCACGATCTTTCTAAAGCCCAAGACCTCATGGGCAAAGCCGCCGACGTTGCTCGATATAAGCAAATCCCATTAGCGGAAGCCGCCACTAAACTTGCTCGAGCATCCGTCGGAAGTGCCAAAGGATTAGCCGAGTTCGGCATCAAACTTGATAAAACCCTCAAGCCTGCCGACGCATTCGCTAAAGCCATGCAACAACTTAACGCCGAAATTTCAGGGCAAGCCGCCGCTTATGCCGGAACGTATGCCGGAAAACTTGAAATCTTGAAAGCCAAATTTGAAGAAGTCCAAGTCCAAATGGGGGAAAAGTTACTACCCACCCTTATCAAACTTGGCGATTGGCTCATCAATACTGGAATTCCCAATTTAGAATCATTCTTTGGATTTATTTCAGACCACAAAGAAGTGTTATCAGGATTTGCGGCTGGACTCACAGCCGTCGCGTTAGCGTTCAAAGCGATCGCCGCATACGCGGCACTGGCAGAAGTCGCAGCTTTGCCACTTATAGCAGCAGCCATCCCCTTAATTGCAGCCTTTGGAGGCATCGCTGCCATCACCGCCTTAATCGCCTCCAGCCCGTCAGGAACGCCTAACGGCGCACCCGTTGGTGTGGGAACTCCCATGGGACGAGGAACCGCTGCCGTGGGGTTACAACAGTCCCTGAATGCTAAAAAAGCACAAAAACCTGCACCGTCCACACCTAAAACCGGACTTGATCCTTTTCGTAATTTTGACAAAGTCGGTTACACGTTACAAAAACAAACTTTGGATGCTCAAAAGAAAGCCAACGCTCTTGCAGCAAAAAAAGCCGCTGCCGATGCCGCTGCCGCTAAAGCCGCCCTGGTCAATAAACGTCTCGCTGCGCAATTTGATCTGAACCAAATCCAACTTGCAGCAGCTCTTAAAGGCACACTTACCCAGGAACAGATCGACAAAGTCAAAGCCTTACAGTCCCTCGAGGACGATGGGTACAAAACAGCCGCACAACAACTCGCAGACCAACAAGCAGCTCTCGACAAGATGCTCGCCACAAAACAAGCACTTGCCCAGGTGGACATCATGCGATCCGTATCCCTCACGTCAGGCACAGCCGTCAACGGTGGGGGTGGGGAACGAGCGGGAGGACAAACACCACCACCCGGATCGGGAGCCAGCCAAGCAACCGGAACACCTCAACCTTCGGTAAATCCCGCCGTCGCAGCGATCCTTGCCGATGCAGGGGTCGGAAACACCGGAGGATCGAGCGTCCCCCCTGCCCCTGCCCCCGCAATTACCGCAGCCGTCACACAACTAGCAACATCATCCTCGAACGGCATGACCGGACGCACCGCATCCGAAAACCCGATCACCGCAGCACCACAAATCACCATCAACGTCGCAGGATCCGTGACCGCAGAACAAGACCTCCTCAACACCATCTACAACGGACTCGGAAACAAACTTCGAGCCGGTGCAGCCTGGTATAACAGCGCGGCGAGTGGCTAATGACAAACCTTACGATCAGCGTCTACATGAACACCGGATGGGTCAACCTCACCACCCAGATCCTTAATTGCAACATCGACCAGCCTTTTGATCGAGTTAACGACGTATTTCTTAGCGGGACATCCAATTTCGTATTCACCGATCAAACCGGAGTCTGGTCGCCCGACAACACATCCTCCCCCTATTACGGGTACATCGTTCCCATGGTTCCCGTCAAAATCATTGGAACACACTTAGGAGTGGATTACTCCCTCTATTACGGGTACGTCGATTCATGGAAGTATCGACCCGCTAACGGCACACAACTCGCCACCATGACAGTCAAAGCCGTCGACGCCCTCGCCAGACTTGCAGCAGCCACCCTCACCACCCTTGCCACTTACAGCGGCGTTGTCACTAGCGGATACCGCATCCAAGGCGTCTACGACACCCTCGCAGCTGCCGGATGGACACCCAACAGCTACACCCAAGTCGGCAACACTTACGTCCAAGCCGACGCCGGAACATACCGCACCGCCCTCAGCGTCATCCAACAAGCCGCCGACTCCGAACTTGGCAACTTTTACCAAGACAACACCGGCGTCCTCAGATTCTTCAACCGATACGACCAATGGCAAAAAGCAGGAAACACGCCCTACTATTTCTATGATGACGGATCATCAATCACTTACCAAGATGCCGCATTCAAATTCGACACCGATTTCCTTTACAACTACATCGTCATCCAAGGCTATTACTTCACCAACGCATCCTCGATCACCTCATACGGGCAACGCACACTTTCACGCAACTCAACTATCTGCTACTACCTCGATGACATCAACGGCATGGGATACACCTTTGCCATAGGCAGATCCGTCCCCATTCTCCGCACCGATTACATCACCCTC